TACTGAATTATTGGTTAGTTCCTCTGCGGAACTTCCATCATATACCTTCCGTGTAGGTCGTGACGACAAAGAACACATTTTCCCCGGCCAAGTTATTGAAAGTATTTCTGTGTCTTCAAGTATCGGAGAGTACGCTATGATGAGCGTAAGTACCACAGGAGCAAAGCAAAGCAGTTCAACTGCGACCCTTGCAACTGCTGTTCCTTCATACACCGGAGATGCGGCACATTTCGCAAAAACAATGGTTCGTTTTGAAGCAATTGCAGGCGATACTGACCACTCGAACCTCGTTCAAAGTATTGACTTTGAAATTAAGACTAATCGAGATATTGACAATTCATACAACTTGGCTAATGACACCTGCATTCGTCCACCTCCAACTACTATGCGAGAAGTGTCCGGTTCCCTTACATTCCACAAGGCACTACTCGCTGCCGATGTAGAAAGTAATGAAGTCTTCTTTGACGAATTGATGCCTGCGACAGGGAATCTTATCAATCCCGGTTCATCCACACCTGCTTTGTCTTGTCTATTCTATGTCGACGCAAACAATTTTATTCGCTTTGATTTCTTTAAGTTAATTTACGAAATGCCGGAAACATCAGTCTCCGGACGAGATTCGCAAACCATGACCGTTAATTTCCACGCTCTTTATGACCTCGGAGAAGCAGACCAAATGGTTAAGATTACTGCAAAGTCAAGTGATGGACAAGCCAACTATGATGCTTGAGGTTAATAGGTGATTTAGATGCCTATAAACGACCCTGCAAATGTCACTGTCTCTACACTACACGGGACTCATCTCACTATCGGTGCGGCTATTCAAACCGCACTTAGGGCTTTGCCTGCAAACACGCAGGTATTTGATATTTCAATTATTCGCAGAAGTACGGGAAATAACTGCACTGCCGTTATTACCGTTGAAACTGCTTGAGGTTGATTTTCCATGACAAACATAAGCAGTTGTTTGTCTTCAATGGACGGTTCTATGAACCAAATAGTAAAAGAAGTAAAGGAAAGTGAAAACAATGCCTGTTTTGAGAAAAGAAATTGAACTAAACGACGGAAAGAAAATTTGGGTGCGTCAAGCATCCGGAATGGATAAACTGAAAATCGAAAAGGTGCAGGCCGCAACTTTGCGAAAGTGCCGACATTTTGGTACTGACCCTACTGAATGGACCGACGACCAACAGCAAGAATTCGCAACGCTTCTTGACGAAAGCGGCGGCGGTCTCCAAGACCAAATTGCTACTTGGCTACCTAAGTGTGTTCTCGACGACACTGTCGACATCGACCTCCTAACTTCCGATGAACTAATGATGCTTCTTGCGTTTGTGCGCGGCGACGATATTGAGGGCGCAGTCCCTTTGGAGTGATTTCCCAAGTAGCACCGAGCCTGTGTTCTGCGTTTAAGGGAGTTATGCCAAGTGATTTATTTCAAAAATACAATTGTGAAGGAGGATTCATTATGCTTGAATTTGACCTCATTATTGCCGCAGAAATATCCGAGCGCATAACAGAGCAAACGGAACAGGCAACAAATAATCGTGGAAATGCAAAGAGAGCAGTTGCACGAAGAAACCAAAAGAGAGCCACTATCTCTTCACAACAGATGGGTTCCGTAATGGATGAATGGGTGGGTGAGTAATGGCTAAGACAGGCGCAGCAAGAGTCTTTTTCGATGTCGTAGGTCGCCTACAATCCACAAGACTCCTTGCTGACAGTAAGGCCGCTATGACGGTCCAACAAGCAATTATGATGGACGCTATGGGTGCTGTCCAAGACTCCTTCACAGATATGACAGGAGCCATGTCGGGCGCACTTAACCAAGTCATTGAGGCTTTCTTTTTGTATGAGGAACAACTTGTTCGTGTTCGCAAATTTTACGGTGAAGGTCCGGAAATGGAAGCCTTTGCTTTATCGGCAAGAGAAATGGGTCTTGCGTTTGCATTTACAGGTGGCGAAGCACTGCAAGCCGCCGCCCGTACTGCTCAACTTAAGGGTGTCCTAAAATCGCAACAAGCAATTATCGAGGCTACCCGCCAAGGTCTTTTGCTTGCACAGATTGGTGAAATGGAAACAGAAATGGGTATGAACCGTTTCATTAACTTAGCACAGCAGACTGCGTTTATGTACGGTGGTCTTACGAAGGCTCAATACGAGGCTTTGGATGCAGAACAACAGGCGAACATTGTTCGTGAGGCTTCTATTCACACACTAAACCAACTAAACACAATTGAGAACTCTTCTGTCGCTACGATGGAAGACATTACTTTCGTTCTCAACCAATTCGCAAGCCAAGCAGATATCGCAGGTGAGTCTATCGGTGACATGGCCGCTATGTCTGCTCTTTTGCTTGAGACTGGTGAAGAAGTCAGTCGTGCAGGTACAGGTCTGCGTATGATTTACCAGCGTCTCGGAAATGCAAACAACGAGGCTACAAAGGCAATCGCAGACTTGATTCCCGAATTAGACGCTCAAGGCGTAGCACAATTGAAATTATCCGATGTTATTCAAAAGTTGGCTCCTGCATACGGAGAAATGGATTCGGCTCAAAAGCGTTCCCTTGCTGTTTCAGTAGCAGGCTCCCGTCACTACATTAAGTTCCTAAAGATTATGGAGAACCAAACCCGTTTGACAGAATTGCAGACTGCGGCTTTTGAAGGGCAGTATGGCGCACTTGAAGAATTCGATAACAAAGCAAGGTCGGCTGTTTTCCAAGCACAGCAAATGGAAGCCGCTCTTGAGAATATGAGGCAGAAGATTGGTGAAGACCTCACAGGGGCGTATATGGCCGCCTTTAGAGCAGAAGAGAAATTCTTGCAAGCGACTGGCTTCTTGCTAAAAAGCGAGAGGGTACAGGAAGCAGTAGGAGGCGTTATGGCCGTAGCAGGTACTTATGACAAAATCTTCTCTCCACTTGGAGATGTTCTCTTTATGGTCGGTAACATCTATATTTCGATGAGGACATTGACTGCTGTCACTAACACAAATTCTGCGGCTATGCAAGAACAAGTCCGCAGTTATCAAGAAGCCGCATTGATGATGCGATTGCAAAATGGTTTCGAGAAAGAACTTATTGCGACAGGAGAACATCACATTTCCCTTATGAATCGTCAACAACAATCCCGTCTTACTCTCTCCGCTCTTGCTCGCAAAGATGCTTCGCTTGAACTTGAAAGGCTTAACAGCAACAAAAAATTAGCGCAAAGCGAAAAAAGAAAGATTGCTCGCGACCTTAAGGCTCTTGGAAGTGGAAAGAAAGAATACGCTCAAAGAAAATTATTAAATAGTGAATTAAAAAAACAAAATGCTATCATAAAAAAATTAGGTGGTAAAGATGGTTCTATTGCTAAACAAAGAAGCGAAGTTCGCAAATTAGTCTTTGCTCAACAGCAAGAAGCCCAACTACAAAAGACGCTAACTTCTCAAAAAGCAGGTCGCTTGGCTATGGAAAAGCGTAGCATCGAAAGCATTTACAAGACTGTCGAAGCACAAAAATCGCAAAACCAATTGCTACAAACGCAATCGGACTTGATGCAACAAGAAGTTGTTCTTTATCAAGCACTTGGTACGGAAGTAAAAGAAGGACTTGTTGCGAAAAATGCTGAATTAGCACACTCTCAAAGAGAGCAACAGGACATTTTAGCAGGTCTTCGTTTGAGAGAAGCGGAAAGAATGTCAAAAGGCTTGAATGTAGATGCCACAAGAGAAGACATAATGACTACTCAACAAGCAATTCAAACGATGGCCGAGGAAAGAATTGCGATTCAATCTCTTATTACTGCTGATAAAACCTATCGTATGACTACAAAAGCCACTGATACAACTCAAAAAGGATTTATAGTAAGTCTCAAAGCCACAGCAGTAGAACTTCACAAGACAGGGGCCGCCATGAAAACAGTCAACATGGCTTTTATGGGAGCCACTATGCTGTTGCCAATGGTTGTCGAACAAGAAGACCAAATGGCGGCGGCTATGTACGGTATGGCCTTAGTTGCTATGACTGCGGCAGTTCCCGCTCTTAAGGCTATCTTTGCTTCGACAATGGAGGTAGCAGGTGCTACTGCTCTTGCAAGCGGAGGTATTACTCTTCTTATCGGCGGATTGGCTTTGCTTGCGGCATACGCAGGATTTGAGTTCGTGTTCAAGCCTATGTTCGGAGACCAATTAAAATCCGACCTTCTCGATATTACAAATATCAACCATCAGTTGAACGACACTGTAAGTATTCTTAGCGACTTGTCCGGCGCAGCAGGCGACACTCCTATTCTCAATGGTCTTTATGGAGAAACCACTTTCAACGACCTTAAGCAAAACGCCGAACTAACAGACGCTACACTTGAAGATTTGCAAAGCAGACTTGCTACAATGAAAGCGGAACAGTCGGCGGCGACCACAGCAGGTAGTACCGAATTAGCCGCAGGCTTGCAGTCGTCAATCAATTTGCTATCAAAAGCAGAACAGCAAATTATTGCGATTGACGAAGCCCAAAAGATAGTAGCAAATGGTCCGATGCTCGGTAATGATAATGACAGTCTTGCTCTCGGCTTTGATGAAAGAGACTATGGTCGTTTCATGGATTTAGCAGAAACGGCAGATGCCTTTGGGTTAATGGACTTAAACCAATACAAAGTCACAGGAATTCTTGCAGGCGAAGAGTTCGTAAAGTATTTTGGAGAAGGGGCAGAAGGAAAAGCGGCGGCAGAAAAGTTCATAGAAGACTATAATAGTGCGTCGACTTCGTCATTATCGAATGATACAAGCAGTTTTATGCACGATTACTATTCCTCTTTGCTTACAGTGCAGTCGGAAGCAAATGCAGAATTTGTTGCAGAAGAACAAAAATTGTATAATTCAATTACGGAACAACAAAATGAATTTGCGAATGCAAGAGAAGAGTTGTTCTTTGGTGAAAGGAAGAACTTTACAGGCGCACTTTACAAGCAAGTGGTACAAGGCGGTGTTGAAAGCCTACTACACAAGACAGAAATTGTGCAACACAATATATTCAACGGCTACAATACAGAACAGATGGTAGATAGAGTCACGCGTGGCGTGTTAGATGAGTTAAGAGCGCAAGGAGTCGGAGCATAGTGAAGCAAGTAAATACAGACTACAATTTTTGGCTATCGGGATATTATGACGACTTTGCGTCAGCGAGAGCAATTGCAGACGACCAAAATCCGACCACATACCGTGACCTCGACCATACACTTTCCCATTTCGGTTCTGCTATTGGAAAGGTAGCGAGACTTAACCCAAGATTCAAAAACAATTTTCCGGACAGGTCGCTTGGAAGTGTAGATGGGTATATGACTACCGACCCTATTACAACTTCGATTTATCATTACTACGCAGATACCGCAACAAAATTAGCCCTTAACAGTGGTTTAGCAGAATGGGCCACAAGAGATTTTGTAACAGACGACAGCGAGTCATTTTCTGCTCGTACTACCTTACAACATCCTATTTCTATCGCAGGAAACAGGCAGAAGTTCAACGGTACTTCATCGGATTCATACTTGATGTTTCGCAACGGACATGAATCGCAAGGAGTGTATTATGCTCCCCTTGGAGAAA